AGAGCCGTGAATCCCTCCGTGAAGCCCAAGACGGAGCGGCAGATCGTCAAATGGCTGAAAGCCCCTTACTCCGATGCGGCGGAATACAAGATGTGGGGCAACGGCGTGGCGCTGCCCTGCGTCTGGTTCGTCCTCTCCGGCATTGTGTTCAGTACACAATTATCTCCCGCATAATTCTACAATCCCAGGTTTCTATTTGACTTGATATTTGGGGGCCGCAGAGCGAATATGTGACTACCAAAAATCAAGGAGGAACGAGAAATGACCCTGCGATACAACCTGACCGGTGCCGACCGCAAGCGGCTGGTGACCGCTATCAGCGAGATCACCGGCGCTCCTGCTAAATACCTGGGCGCGCCCAGCTTCGCCTACCAGGTGGACTACTTCACCATCGACCGCAATGGCGGCGTCGCCTTTGATGACCGGGCCGACAGCGAGGAGATCAAAAACCTCATCGAAACGCTGGACAGCCAGGGCTTCACCGCCGAGCCGCAGGAGGTCGAGGTATCCGAGACTGTAGAGCCGTCTCCCGCCGAGGTGGACGGGCTGTGCATCTCCATGCCAGCCAGCCTGTTCTCTGAAGCGGCGCTGCAAAACCTCAAGGATATCACGGCGGCGAAGGGCAGCCTGATCCGCAAAGCCCTTGGGGTGGAGGAGCTACCCATTGAAGTCGGTGAGACGAAGGTCTCCTTTCCCTGGTTTGCCGGGACGCCCACGCCGGAGGAGGTCAAGGCCTATGACCACTTCATCTGCGCCCTGTGCGAGATGGCCAGGAACCAGAAGCGCATCACCGCCAAGGAGCGGGATACCGGGAATGACAAATACGCCTTCCGCTGCTTCCTCCGATTGGGCTTCATCGGCCCGGAGTACAAACAGGAGCGCAAGATTCTCCTACGGAATCTGACCGGCAGCTCCGCTTTCAAGGCGGTACCCCAGAAGGAGGTGGCGGACGATGCGGCTTCCGAGTAAAGAAACGCTGACGCTCCTCCGCTCCCGCTACCCCAAGGGCGCACGGGTGGAACTCATCCGCATGGATGATCCCCAGGCTCCGCCTATTGGGACGAAAGGCACGGTGCTGGGTGTGGACGATATGGGGAGCATCCTGGTAGCATGGGACAACGGCAGCGGCCTGAACGTGGCCTTTGGCGAAGATGTCTGCTGCAAGGTTGGGGAATAAGGCGCTGTAAGATACACAGTTTTCCGACCACAAGATCGTGTAGTTTATGGCTCAAATAGTCCTGGATATAGTGTGCCTTCAGAGGTAATATGACACTACTGAAAGGGAAAACAACACCAACCAGGAGGTAGAACCATGAACGAGAAAACGAGAATCCAAATCGAGGAAATGAAGAAGCAGACCATTGGGGTCGAGGTCGAGATGAACAACATCGACCGCAGCCGGGCGGCAAAGGTCGCCGCCGAGTTCTTTGGCACCGGGCGCTATGAGAACACCGCCCACCGCAACGGGTACAGCACTTGGAGCGCATGGGACAGCCAGGGACGCGAATGGAAATTCCAGAAGGACGTTTCCATTTCCGGCCCAGACAGCGAAAAATGTGAGATGGTCACCCCGATCCTGACCTACGCCGACATGGAAACCCTGCAGGAGATGATTCGCCGACTCCGCAAGGCGGGAGCCAAAAGCGACTCCACCAGGGGCTGCGGAGTCCACATCCACATTGGAGCCAAGGGCCACACCCCGCAGACCCTGCGCAATCTGGCCAACATCATGGCAAGCCATGAGAGCCTGCTGGCCGAAGCCCTCGATCTCGACCACTACCGCATAAGTCGGTATTGCCGCACAGTAGACCCTCGCTTCCTGGAACAGCTCAACCGCAGGAAGCCCACCACCATGGCCGACCTTGCCGACATCTGGTACAGAAGCCAGGGCACTAACTACGGCAGAAGCCACCATTACAATGACAGCCGCTACCATATGCTCAACCTCCACGCCACCTTCACCAAAGGCACGGTCGAGTTCCGGCTTTTCCAATTTGATGCTCCCTCCAATGGTAAACGCAACGGCCTTCACGCTGGCCAGCTGAAGAGTTACATCCAGCTTTGCCTGGCGCTCAGCCAGATGGCCAAGACGGTGCGAACTGCCAGTCCCAAGCCTCAGCAGACCGAAAACCCCAAATACGCCATGCGCACCTGGCTCCTCCGCCTGGGCTTCATCGGCGAGGAGTTCGAAACCGCACGAGACATCCTGACCCGCCGCCTTTCCGGTGACGCAGCCTTCCGCAACGGCAGAGCCGCCGCTTGAAGGACGCCGCCCAGAGGCCCCCGAACCCGCTGACGCGGGCTTTCGGTGGTAGAAGGACAAGTAACCTAAGTCCTTCAGGAAAGGATGGATACCAAATGGAACAAAGAAAAACACTCAACATACGATTTCCGCAAGAACTGGTGGAAAAATTGAGAGAACTGAAAAAACTGCGATCCAGAGTGGAGGGACGGCGCGTGACATGGAATGAACTCTTTGATGAAGCAATCGGTAATTACATCGAATGCGCTGAAAGGATTCTGGCAAAGGTGGAAAAGGAGGAGCAGGGCAATGACAGATAAGAGGTACTACATCGCTTATGGCAGCAACCTCAACGTCCAGCAAATGCGCTGGCGCTGTCCTGGGGCGCGGATCATCGGCACCTCGGAACTGCAGGACTACCGGCTCCTGTTCAAGGGCAGCAAGACTGGCTCCTATCTCACGGTCGAGCCGAAGAAGGGATGCACGGTCCCCGTTGCGGTCTGGGAGGTCACCGACCAGGATGAGCTGGCACTGGACCGCTACGAAGGGTACCCCAGCTTCTACTACAAAACCGAGATGACGCTGGATGTCAAAGGCATCTGCACCGGCAAGCTCCGGCGCAGGAGGGCTTTCGTGTACATCATGCGAGAGGAACGACCCTACGGCATTCCCGCCAGCAGCTACTTGAGCATCTGCGGCCAGGGCTACCGGTTCTTCGGATTCCCCGTTGACAAGCTCCTGGAAGCCTGTCGGTACAGCAGAGAAAGGATGAAGCCCCATGAAGGAAGATAACATCAGCCGCCTGTCAATCTGCCCACGCTGCGGCAAGCCCTACTACGAACCTCCGGCGCTTTCCCGGCTGGACAACGAGACCCTCATCTGCCCGGACTGCGGCACACGGGAGGCGCTGGACAGCATTGGCGTTTCGCCTGAGGAGCAGGACTCCATTATCCAGACCATCCACCGCTGTCTGAGGTCGGAATGAAGCTGTAAAACACACAATATCTGAACGCCATGTTTGTGTGGTATATTCCTCCGAATTGACTTGCTATTATTCGCTTTTAGAGCGAATATGTACACACCGAAAGGGAAAACACCACTTTTCAGGAGGAATTCAAAATGATGAAAGCATGGCAGATTCGAGAGAACTTTGAACTGATTGACCGCATTGCAATCAGCCGCCGCACCTTTGAGGAACTGTTCACCCACACCAAGGAACGCATCGAGTTCACCTTCAACGGCTGGGATGGCAAGTCCTACAACGGCGAAAGCCGGGTGGCCCGCGTCTACCGCAGCAACCTTCCCGGCTATGAGGATTGCATTTTCGTCAAGGTTGGCAAGGCCCTCCACTACATCGACACCGAATACCAGGTGGTCAACAAGCTGACCGGCGAAGCCCACCCCACAGCGGGCTGGCTGGTCGATGTCCTCAAGGGATGATTTCCCGTAAGCTGCACAGTTTCACCCGGCAAGGTTTGTGTAGTATATTTTGAGAAATCGCTTGCTATTATCCGCCTTTAGAGCGAATATGTGTACACCGAAAGGGAATACACCGCCGAATTGGAGGACACGAACATGAAGAAAACCACCGCCCAGAAGACCGCAGCCTACCGCCTGCCCGAAGCCACCACCCCGGAAAACCTGGAAATGAAGCTGATGAACAACCTGGGGACCATCCTTACCTTTGGCGACCGCATCCTCGCCGTCGGGTACTTCTACGATTCCAACGGGCGCAGCTACTACGGCGCTGTGTACCGGTTCACCACTGAGGATCACACCTGCGAAGGCGACATCAAGCTGGTCAGCGTTTCGGATGAGACCTTCATCGACAACGGGCACGCCATGGCCTGGGCAATGAGCAAGGCGAACTAAAACAACCACGACATAACACCCTACAGGGATGGAGCCGGAAGGCTCTGTTCCTCGTTACAGCCGCGAAGGGCTGTTTTTTTATGCTCATTTTACGGAGGTGACGGACATTAGAAAGCTCAAGAAATACACCCCCACACCCTTTATGGCCAAGAGGTCTCATTACGACAAAGCCCTGGCGGACTATGCCGTCAGCTTCATCCAGTGTCTCTGCCACACCAAAGGCACCTGGGCGGGAAAGCCCTTCGAGCTGATCGACTGGCAGGAGCGCATCATCCGCGACCTGTTCGGCGTGGTCAAAGAGAACGGCTACCGGCAGTTCAACACCGCCTACATCGAGATCCCAAAGAAAATGGGTAAGTCGGAGCTGGCCGCTGCGGTGGCGCTTCTCCTCACCTGCGGGGACGGTGAGGAACGCGCCGAGGTGTATGGCTGCGCCGCCGACCGTCAGCAGGCGTCCATCGTTTTTGAGGTAGCGGCGGATATGGTGAAGATGTGTCCGGCGCTCTCCAAGCGGGTCAAGATCCTCGCGTCCCAGAAGCGCATCGTCTACCATTCCACCAACAGCTTCTACCAGGTGCTCTCGGCGGAAGCCTACTCCAAGCATGGCTTCAACATCCACGGTGTGGTTTTTGATGAGCTGCACACCCAGCCAAACCGGAAGCTCTTTGACGTCATGACAAAGGGTTCCGGGGACGCCCGGATGCAGCCCCTCTACTTCCTGATCACCACGGCGGGGACGGATACCCGCTCGATCTGCTACGAGACACACCAAAAGGCCAAAGACATCCTGGAAGGCCGGAAAATCGATCCCACCTTCTACCCGGTCATCTACGGCGCCGATGAGGGGGATGACTGGACAGACCCCAAGGTGTGGAAGAAGGCCAACCCCTCTCTCGGCATCACGGTGGGCATAGACAAGGTCAAAGCCGCCTGTGAGTCCGCCAAGCAGAACCCTGCCGAGGAAAACAGCTTCCGCCAGCTCCGGCTGAACCAGTGGGTCAAACAGGCGGTGCGCTGGATGCCCATGGAAAAATGGGACCGCTGCGCCTTTGCTGTCTCTGAGGACG